TTGAATTAGTTGGATAAAACTTATGAATATAATAATAATGGTAATCATTTTCTGAATCTGAATTTTCAATAGTGAATTTTCTATTAAATGCATTTTGAATTAAGGTTGCAAGATCATTGATATCTAGTTCATTTATTTCTATTGATGTGTTATTTTCTCCCAAATTATTATCCTCCTTTCCTGTTATTTTATTATTTGTTTTATTTATATCAAGGTTATTCTGTTTAGAATTAACCTCAAAAACCTGACTGCTTTTATCTGATGGTTCGGTCAAATAGAGAATTGCCAATCCGGTTAGGTCAAATTTTATCGGAATTCTTCCATCCATCATACTTCCGTCTTCATTCACAGACCCATTTAAATACCCAATTTTCTTATCTTTGCCTTTTCCATTTATTTCAATTGATCCATAAACTTTATTATTAGAAATTTCTTCCTTTAACCATTTTACAAATAAAGGATATCTTTGACTATATAAAAAACCCTCTGTCATAAGTAGTTTTTTTGTTACTCCGTCAATTTCGACATCTTCAATTCGACATTCTTGTACCGATCCTACAGATACTCCATCAAATTCAGCATATCCATCTTCACTAAAGGACATAGTTCCATGATCACTAGGAATTTGATTTTCTTCATCAAGCCAAGATACAACATATGGCATTCCTATAGCAGATTTTAAATTATCGTTTATATATTCTTCTAACCATGAAATCCCATTTGAATTGTAGTGTGAATTATCAGGAACAATTTCCAAAGCAGACATCTTAATTTTTACTCTTCCAGCAACATCTTCCTCGGACATTTCACAAATTTCTATGTATGTATTATTGGGAATTATAGTTGAATCATTCACAAAATATTCTCACCTCCTTTCTAAATATTATATCTTATTAAACATATTCCCAATGTAATGGAATACCTTCATCAGACACACCACAGGTGTTATTTCTCCCTCTACAACACGCAGACATAGTTTTAGAACTACGACATACATATTTAGATGCTTCATTCATAGAATTATAAATAATACCTGTCTCTATACAGCGTATTTTTTTAGAATTTAAAATTGCGTTGTTTTTTACGTTTCTAACCTTCTCATCTTCTGAATTATATGTACACCAATTTATTTGTGTACCTTTTTTAAGATATCTAACAATAGTGCTTGGACATAATTTTAATAAATTCCCAATATCTTTAACACTATATTTTGATGTGTTCCATAATTCACATGCTACTTTTACAAAAGAATTCAAACTCAATTTATGGCACTCTAACCAATCCACCTTACTTAACTCAAATATAACATTCAAATCACTAGACAATATCTTATTCTTTATGTATTCTGATTCAGATTTTAAACAGTCTATTCTTATAATCTTTATATTATGCTGAATAGCCAACTCTTCTTTATATTTATCTATTGCAAGACTTTCTTCAGGTGTCATTTTACTTAATAAATTATAATTCCCATGACCCATACCGCCATCCATTTCAATTATATATTCTTTATTATTTAACTTAAAATAAAAATCATATCTTTTTGATTTTATCCATTTTGGACAATATTCAGGAACAAAATCCAAATTTAATTGATTTAAAATATTATACATAATCTTATTTGGATAACTTATGCCATCACTACAATTATTACAAGATAAACCATGATTTTTAATATTCGCGATACTCTTGTTTTTTATCAAACTGTTACAACTAGGGCATTTCCAGTCTACTTTTTTATTACTTCCTTGGAAATGATTATATCCATCTTCTGGGTTAGCAAGAAGTTTAGCAAGTTCAGGATTTGTTGTCCACATATCATTATATCCTTTAAGTATTTTTTGATTAGTACAATAAGGACAACCCGTTCCAACCAATAAACTTTCAGCTAAAGGGTTCCATTCACCATTGCATTTTAGACAACTAACTAAAATATGCTTTTTGATTCCATTAAATTTACCGATTACTTTTATATTAGAATTTTTAACTTTAATTTCCTCTACAAATTCTTCGTGCGTTCTTCTTTTTATAATTCATCATTCCTTTCCAATGAACCAAACCACTACCTTTCTTAAATTGACCTTAAACAACTTAAACTTAAACAAACAAAAGAAGACTGGTGAAAGGAACCAGTCTTATCAATAGGCTCATGACTTCCTACCTATCTTTTATTAAAATTATCTAATTGAAAAACTTTAATTACAATATTATTTTACATCCCTACAATTTTACCATCTTTATACATATTGTGAGGAACAAAAACTACAGATTCAGAAATATTATCTTTGTTTTGAGTCGTAACTTGAATAATACAACCACCATGTACATTCATAACTTTTGTTGATTTCATCCAATTTTGATTCTTTGAAGATGCTTTGCATAATAGATGCCAAATATCTTCACCAAAAATTTCTACGTCTGATACTTTTTGTTTTAGATCGTTATTGTTTATTATGTTTAGTGTTTTTTCTTGTGGTTTAACTGTGTCTAGAATAATATCAGGAATAATTTCTATTTCCTTAACTTCTTGTATTTTTGTTTCTTCTTCTTTTACAATTTTACTCAAATTTACTCAAATTTGTAACTCCTCTTATATTAATTATTTTGTTGATGGTTTAACTTGATTATTACTATTATTATTGCGAGTCACTTTTCCTCCAACACTAAGATCCTTTTCCTTTTTCAAAGGTGCTCCACCTTTCTCATCTTTTCCTGAAAAAGTTGCCGATGTTAAATGGACTGGGTACTTGTTTTCAAAATCTTCTTCTAACTCTTCATCCATCATACTTAAATAATCGTCGATGTTTACACCCATTGTTGCGATCCAGAATTTTAAACTCCCTTTACCCTGTGTATATAAAGATTGTGCCTTCTCGAACATATCATCCTTGTTTAACCATGAAATTGGCAAATATTTTATATCTATATAATCCTTTGGTTTAATACCCAATAATTCATTAATCACTCTTGTATATTCTATAGCAATCTCATTTACAGATTGAAATACTTGAGAAGATACTAAATCTAAATTTACAGCTAAATTTGCATATGAACTTCCACCAGAACTTTCTGCATTTAAAGCACTACTAGCAAAACCTAAACTCGTACTAATCTTCTTCATGTTTTCATCACTTAATGTGTCTTTAACCAATGAAGAATCTTTGCTTAATCTACTAATTTCTGTTCCCGGAGCTAAACTGAGGGTTGAGATTTTGGCGTTTTCTCCACTTGTATTTACTTTGACTGCGTTTTTAAAAGCCTCAATAACTTCTTTTTGCTGAGTTGAATTTAATGAGCAAGATCCTTGCTTTTCCCCAGAAGGCAAGATCAAATAATAGATACTACTAGCTAATTCACTGATTAATTGATATTGACTGTCATTGTAATCACTACTTGCTTTCATATCTGCAAATGCAGACAGTCCTAGAGGTCTGCCATATGGTTCATCTTCTTTTGCTTTAAATTTTAATGCAATAGTTTTTCTATAATCTAATATAAACCATCTTTTACTAGCATCTTTTTTATAATCCATGTATGCTTTCATAAATTCTTTTGGAAAATTTTTGATTTCATTTACTAATCCACCATATTTGAATTGGTCAAAATACATCATATCAAAAGCAGCAATAGATATATTATTTTGGAATCCTATTATTTTACAATAGTCTAAATCTAATGGTTGAATCATAAAGTTATCATCTAATGACAATCCTTCAATTCTATCTATTGATTCAACTGTCATTGATCCAGTATCGAGCTTTTTATTATTTGCAGAAGTTTCTCTTAATGTACCTATGTATGTACCATAAATATATTCATTTCTTAATATGTCTCTGGTTGTTCTGTCGTGATTTAACAATTTTAATATTAAATTAAACTTTTTCTTTTTCTCTTTTAACTCAGGTGTTTTGTTTCTCATAGTTGTTATATGAGATAAAATTGGTATCGCAATCATATAGTCACATATATTACTATAAATTCCCTGCAAACCATAAGCTTGCTCAGATATAGTCCTCAATATCTCGTTATATATCATTGGATATTTGACATATTGTTTTAAATCGCTCATTGGGATATTATCTGTATCTAGTCTTCCTGTTGAAAATGAATATGAATTATAGGATAAAGAATTCAATTCAACTTCATTTGATGTTGAAAATTGAGGGAATGGATCAGAGGGGAGACCTATGTTTATTTCTGTTTGAGTTTGAGGATTTTTAATTTTTGTCAAGAGAGGTTATACCTCCTTTCTTTAGGGATTATTATTTTGTTTGTTTTATTGTATTATGAATACGAGAATACGAAGTCATAATCTGTATTATCTTCTTCTCTTTCTAAAAACATAGAAATATAATACAAGGCGTACACTGTGGCAGAATAGCGGTCTTTATCTAGTCGTTTTATAACTGGTTCTACAGTTACAGCAGTTTGAGTTTTCTTTAGCTTTAAATTTGCCACTTCATCAATTAATAATTGAACCTGAGTACATGCTAATTCAAAATTAAGTAAATCATCTTCTTTTAAATCTTTTGGTAAATTATCCTTAATATCATCAAATGTTTTAATTAGTTTTAACGTATTTGATTCAACATAATTAATAAATGTCCTAATAATATCTCCATTAATTCCTTGTGCTTTTAAAACATAAAGTATTTCTGGAGCATTAGACGATTTAGATTTATCATCTGTATTAATTGTTGCCCAAGCACCATACTCTTGATTTGTTTCAAAATCTGTAACATCTTCAAGTAATTTTTCAACTAAACCCTGCCCTATGGTATTTCCGTCAATACAAATTGCCTTTACCCTTGACTTATTAATATCAAGATTTCCACCATATTTATAAAAAACTCTTTTAACTATTATTGATTGTTCTTCGTAATTTAATCCGTTTGGAGGATTTATTATATTATGTAGTTGAATTTGCCTAATTGATCCACTTGTATTCCTAATTATCTTCAAAACAACTATAGATGTTTTATTGTTACTTTCAGATGCACTTCTAGCTACGTCTACTCCAATTACATATTCACATATATCTAAATTCCCTTTTTTATCTCTTGGACATTCTAATTCTGGAGGACTTACAACTCTGGCTTTGATCAACTTACTAATATTTATTAAAGCACCATCGGAAACCCCAATCCAATCACATAAATAGTTTTGTCTAAATCTAATGACATTATTTTTTCTTGATTTATCAATTACTGATTTTTTTTGTCTTCCAAAATGTACAGGGATAAACCAATCTGAACCAAATACAAAAGATCCTTTTAAATCAACCATATCTCTAAACATTTTTAATATTTTTTCATATTCATCGGAATTCTTATATCCAGATGTTGAATATCTATTAATTTGACCATTTAATTCTTCTGGATCAGTTTCTCCAGTCATTGTTGTTCTTGCGATGTTAAAAATTGGCTCTATTGCATCATCGTAGGTTTCTTTGTCAATGAGCGCACTTTCTTCCAGCCCGCCTCTGCGTTTTCTTAAACCTTTGCTTTGTTGCGAATTGGCCAAACTGTCCACGATGCTTCCGTTGACGAACTCAACCTTACCAGTATCTTTTGTAAAACTAGCAGACCTAATATTATCTGCAAAAGATGGATAAAATCTTAAAATTTCATCATGTTTATCTTTCCAAATTTTTACTGCGGATTCTTTGGTAGATGCAGTTACAGAAGTAGAAATATTTGGAAAACAACAAGCCGTATGATATTGATTCATAATATGTATCAATGTTTTTGAAATCCCCCGTGGAGCACAAAAATAATCTTCTTGAAAACGAGATATTAATCTTAGCATAACTCTTTGATGAAGATCGAATGTTAAACCTCCACTTTCAGGTTTATACATATCCCAGAATATGTCAGGCATCCATCTTAAAAATGAACATAATTCTGTAAATTCCGCAATATATTTAGTTATTATCGAAGAATTGTATTCAGATGCTTTAAGAGGAGATTCAAAAGCAGATTCATATATGTCATATCTATCTTTTTCATGTTTTTTACTTTTTGATTCAAAATTTGAAAAACTGGCCATTATGTATCACTTTCCTCATAAATAGGTTCTTTATAAACCTTTCCCAAATCTCTAAACACATTATTTCTTTTTTCTTTTTCTATTTTTATAGATTCTTCGCTAAATCCTTGTTGCATAAAAAACTCATTTAACATCTCATCATAAAAGTTCCATATTTCTCTATATGTAATTCTTGACTTATCTTCTAATCTACGTAAATAATTTACAACGCTCCAAATAATTAAATCTGCGTCATCATAAGGCTGTTCTTTCAAATGAGGAAGAATTGGTATAATACCAACTTCCGACTCAACTGCTTCAAATAATTGAGGTAGTAAGTCTATACCACCACTTATATCGGATTTTGATAATTGAGAAACATTAATTTTTGCTGCCGTGGCAGCGTCTTTTGCTAATGCCGCCCAGTCTTTTGCATCCTTTACATCACCTTTAGCTGTTGAAATTTCTTCTTTTACCCTAAAACGAATATATGTTTTTAAACCTTCGATATGAAAAGATGTTTTTTCACCATAATTTCCTATAAGTTGATTCCACTTTTTTTCAAAGTAACTATATTCGTCATTGGAATACCCAAAACCCCATTTTTCTAAAATTTCTTCTGTGAGTTTAAAATCTAATTTATTGTCACCTATTTTTCTACTATTTAGACTATCACTATTTGCATTATCATAATTTAACTCTTGTTCAATTTCTGGTAACATCTTAGAATCTTTCCATCCTAAATTACGATATTGGGTCATTGCCGTATTTTTCATATACACTCCAATGACCTCACCACCTTCTTCAAGAGAAGATTTCCAGATATTATAAAGAAATGGGCGATCCAATAATCTTAAAGTATCTTTTACTTTCTCTAATACAACATTTCCTTCTGTATCGCTTATCATATCTTTAATACAATCTTTGCAATATAAAATCTTTCCCATTTTATGGATTGGATTATAACTAGCATAATACTCTGTCTCTTTTTTTAAGTCACCACAATTTTGGCAAGAATAGTCTTTCAGAACTTTTCTTGGTTTTTGTGGAGTTTTTATTAAACTTTTTGGTCTACCTGCCATAAACATTCTCCTTTAATTAGTAAAAAAAGAAGTTAATATCAAACAACTTCTTCTAAATCCTTATATTTACCACTAATATAATCTTCCTTAAATTCATTAAATTGCTCAATATTATTTTCTCCATACCCGTAAACTTTGTGGAAAAGTGCATGAATATCACCAGTTAAACAAACTCCGACACCATGAATTTTATGTAACCTACTACATTCATTTCTAATCAATACTAATTCTTCATCAGAATATTCATTAATAAATCTTCTTTTTTCAATATTTAAGTTATCAAATATCTCATTAAATATTTTATCAAATCCATATAAATGATGAATCACATCAAATCTTTTATTAGTTACAACGCATTTATAATTTGACGCTATCATCGATTCTTTCTTCCACTCTGAAATAGAATCTCTTAAAATTGAATTTATCTCAGAGAAACCACCCTTCCACATTGGATTATTTTCTCCTTTGTGCATATCATAACTACATAGATTACAACCATAAGAATGAAGCATTGATTCATAAGATTTAGATTGGATTATTCCCTTGTGTATTGGACATTCATATTTCAATGGTGATTGATTATTAATATAATCTTCTTCTTTTGATAAAAGAATTACTTTTTTATCTTTAAATAAATCTTGAACTTCACTAAAATCTCTTCGTTTATCTTTACTTAATTTGTCCCAAGAACAATATTTACAATCTTGATCTTTATATTTGAAATTTCCATATTTTATAGACTGAACACCTTTATCTATATGTTTGTTACAAATAAAGTCCATATATGATTCTGTGTTTTTATAAGTTTTAGTTAATAATATTAAATCTCTTTCTCTAAACTCTTCATCTATTCCATTAATATTATATTTAGTTTTAGCAACTGCAATTTTACTACCTACACCTTTTATCTGTGGGCTATACCTGACTCCATTTTTAATTAAGCATAATTCTTCTTGTTTCTTATGTTTGCATTTATCACATGCGTCTTTTATTATAGGTTGATTTTTATGACTTTTTATATATCTATAATATGGTTTAGATATAACTGTTTCTATTCCATCTTCTAAGCAATAATCACATAAACATTGGATTGGCGCATTACTGCCATCTAGTAATTCATGAACATCAATTATAATGATTTTTTTGTATTTCCATTCATGGCCTAAACTTTCAATATATTTCTTATTGTTTGACAGACAAGTAACTTCTACCTCTTTAGTTAACAACATAATCCATTTCCTTCTTTCCGTACATTTTATTTCTCCGTACTAACCACCTAAAAAACAAATAGAAGAGAGGGTACGGAGAATAGGAGCAACCCTAAACTACCTCTCTTCTTTATGAACAAAATTATGCTCACATAAAAACCTAATCAATTAAGACTAGGCATAATCTAAACACAATTGCACACAGAAAACGCCTGATTGCTCAAACTTCTTATAACTTACAAAACATTAATTATTATTTATTTTATTTTAATATAATCTTATTCATTCTTAAACTACATCATCAATCATTATGTAACCCTTCTTAATAAGAAAATTCCACAACCAATTAATTCCTTTTGGTGTTACCTTAGTAGTAGAAGATAATTTTGTTTTTCCATGTCCATTATCAAATGTATTAGTCTTTAAAACCATACATCCATTATCTATATATTTTTGTTGAGGATTATTCTTTTCTGCTCCATATGTCATGAGAACATGTTCGTCGCGAAGAATCTCAAATAATCTATCACGACCAATAGACTTTCCTTTTCTTATTCTTTCATTAAATAATTTAGCAACTTCTCCAACATTCTTTAATCCTTCACAGATAAATAACCTATCTGCCATTTCTGCTTTTGGTGCTTGCTCTTTTATTTTATCTTCTAATGCAGAATTATGTAATTTCAAATTATCAATTGTTTTATTTGCCATAGTTAATGCCCTAGCCATAATTGCTTCAGGAGAATTCCATTTCTTTTCTAACTCAATAAAATATTGTCTGGCTTGTTTGCCTTTTTCTGTTCTTTGAAGCATAGATATTTCTTTTGCCATTTCAACTGTCATTTGATGATCTGTTATTACCCTTGAAACACTTCTACTGCCTTCTATTTGAACCTGCTCATTTTTGAGCGAGTTGAAATCTTCGTTTTCAGTAAATCCATACTCACACATTCTTGGAAACCAATCTTTGTATTGAGTTTTTACCTCTAAAAATTCATGTAACTCTCTTCCTAAAACTGTTTGACTATCTCCATTGTAATTTACTGTTATTAAATTGTTTTCCATCATTAAATCACTCACTTTCATTCTTATTTTATTAACCATTCCAACTAACCATTTTCATTCTAAATAATCATCTAGTTCTGGTACACCATTTTCCATAAACATCTACTGTTGCTTCCCAAGAGAACTTAAACCATACATGCTTTGTCTTTGGATGAATCCCCGTATCAATCAATGGAATTCCTTGAGATAAATAGTAGGAAGATTGATCTGGGTTATAAATATAAACAAATCTTTCATTTTCTTTATGCTCTTGTTTTTGTTCGGTCATTCTTAATTTCACTTCCTCTCATTCTTAATTTGTATTGTATTTTTACAACACAAGAAAAGACATTTCCTATAAAGAAATGCCCTTTATCTACTGTAAAAATATTAAATTAACTAATCCATCTTTTAAAACTTAGATTTTATTAGATTTATTATCCATAATAAATCTAATCCTCTAAAAATTCCTTCATATTCTCTTTCGCTTCTTTAATTCCAAAACTTTTAAAAGTATATAAACTGTCAATAAATTTTTCAATAATACACTCTCTACAAGCACCTTCTGGATAAAATAACATATCAAGGAATTCTGAAATTACATCCTGCTCCCGTTCTTCGGTACAATAGTCACAAGTGCAAAATTCTTCATATTCCAAAGCATCAATTCTCCTTTGTTCTACACAGTCAGGACAATCACATTCAAATACAGTATCATCATCTACATTGCCATTCTCAACTTCACAATCACAGTCATTTTCACCGCATGTGCAAGAAAAATCTTTACAATCTTCTACATCACAATTGCAACAATCACAATATTCATCAACTTCATCATCTTCCAAACATTGCTCAGTTTCTAATTCCCTGAAATATTCTTCTCCAGAAACTTGCTCTCCATCAACCGAAAATACCTCATACCATCGACCTTCTTTAGCATCCCACATAGATTGAGTTTGAAAAATACGCATTATTGTTTCCTCGCTTTTATTTTTTATTTTTTTATTTTTATTGCTTTTATTAATAATAATATTTACTCTTCTACAACTTCAAACTGATTTAAAAAATCATCTAATTGATCTTCTAATTTTCCTGAAACTTTTATCATGTTATTTCCAATTTCATTATATATTTGAGATGCCGTTTCTAAATGAGATTTAATTTTTATAGATTCTATATAATTTTGTAATCCTTCTAGTGCTTCAATGTCATCCATTTCTCTAATATCATCAATTACTTGTAATAATTCTTGGCATTGATCACATTGGCATAATTCATCTACATTATCTCTATTTTTATTAATATCAATAACTTTACAACTATTTTCAGGACTTCCATTCATTTTAGGGAGTGGAGGCATTACATATAGTGACTCGTCATTTAACATTGAACTATAAACTTCTTCAGTAACAAATTTATCGTTTATTTGATATGTTATTTCTTCACCATTAACAATTTCTTTGAATTTTATTTTGTCGAATGCCATAATACTGTACCATTTATCCTTTCTAGTTATTACCTTATTTAAACTCAAAATCATAAAAACAATCCACACCATTTTCATTGCATACGCAAATCATCTGTGATGGATTGCCAAATATCCTTTTTTGAATACAATAATCATCGACTCCCATTAAAGTTCCTGCCATAATCAATTTGATTCCTTGAATATTATTGGTGCTATTATGATGTAAGTGACCAGTACAAATTGCATAGGGTTTTTCATCAAGCATCATTGTAATATTTCCTATCATTGTTTTACTAAAATCATAGTCCCCATGTGCGTTAAGGTAATTTTTACCTCTAATATTTACAAGAGACATTGTATTATCAATTGTATTATCTAGTACCACAATATTTCTTTTGGTTTGCAGTCTTGCTTTAATGTACCAAGGAATTAGATCATCAAGGCGTTCTCCTTTAAGGCTATCGTCCTTAGTATTTAAACGAGAGTGGTTTCCTGCTACAACATTAAAATAGACATTATTAAAAACACCACTCAATTCATTAAGAAACCAAGCAATTACTTCAGATACTCCCATAATTTGCTCAATTACATTTTCTTTATTTGCTATTTGTACTTGAGGATGAATCGATCCAGAAATTAAATCTCCGTTTGCAGAAACATAGCAGTTTTCAGATTTATGTAGTTTTTGTACAGATAAAATTTTATCAAGATATGTTTTTAATCTTTCTATTAGTATATCTGAATTATATTTATTCCAATGATTATCAATATTAATTCCATAGTGAATATCACATAGAGAAACCATAAGATCATTATCAGAAGTAACAATTTCATTATTCTTATATTGTAATGGAGTTTTAGTTTTCTTAATTGTTCTTTCTACAATATCAAATAATTCATCTTTCCTAGCATCATTACGAATTTCTTTTGTATAGGCAGTACGTTGGTCAAAGAATTTAATTTTCTCTTTCTCAAATTCTACTCTTTTTAACTCATACTCCTTCAGAATCTTATCACCAGAAACAAATTCCTTTTGAGCATCAGATTTTCCTTCTGCATAAGCACGATACCACTTGCGATAGGAACTTTCCCCTTGTGTCTTGCCTGATTCTTTATTAATCAAATCAGCAATTTCTTGAGATTTAAGATTATATAAGTCTTTATTAGAGAATAATCTTATTTTATATTCATGAATAGATTCATTTTCATGTTTTATGTATTTCAATATTTATTAATACCACCTATTGTAATTTATTTTTATGATTTATCACAAACCAAACATAAAAAAATTAATTAAAAGAATATATCCAGAATTTCGACGCGATAGCTAGAAATTATGCAAGCGTAAGGCGACAAAGCCTTACAAGACTCTTGTTCCCGTTTCGTTCCTTGACATGTCACAAGATAAGTAATTTGACATTTGTACTTGCAGTAAGCATCATTTCAGCAATTTTGGCTTAGACCAAAATTACTTCATGAATATGATTTTGAATTACAAAAAGTTGTATGTAAAATTTCACATACAACCACATACAACCTGTTAAATCCTTATAATTAAACACTTTAATCATAAGGTAGTAGGTTGCATGTGAAATTTATATACATATTATAATTATATCATTTTGCAATCATATTTATTATTTTATAATTTTAATTTCTA